GATCTTGCTAGTGCTTTTGTATATCTAGACGCAAGTCTATCATACAAGTTGTCCTCAATCGCTTCTTCAGTGATTGCGAAAGCAAGTGCTACAGTGTTATGAGTGTATCTAGCAGTGAAAGTTTCTTGCGCGTTGTCAAATACAACTGCAGATCCTTCCGGCTTGATTTCCGCGTTAGCGAATCCAGATAACATTACTTCCTCTTCGAAAGCTCTGTCTGAAGTCTCAACATCGAAAATTTCAAGGTGCTGATTCTCGTATCTCTTATATTCCAGGCCGAATAGTGCATTCAATCCTGGCTCTAGTTCTTTAACTAGTTGTCCTCTTGATATAGCCATAAATTATCTCCTATTATATGCCTGTAAATTGTTTATAGAAATGATTGTTAATGATAGCAGTTACTACTACGTTTGTAGAGTAAGTTGTAGCATTTAACTTTTCATTATTGGATTCGTTTTTAGAAACTCCAATGACACGTAATTGAGCTGCAGTCGAAACTGCTAGTTGCGATGTATTTAAAGTAACTTTAGATACATAGTTAGCTGAAGATCCAGCTGTATATACTATATTTCCGTTTAAGAAAATATCCGCAATAGCAAGAGTTGACGAAGCTTGTATTTCGTATCTCTCATAAGGGTCGTCCGTCACGAAACCAACGATATCAGTAGCAGTATTTGCTGCTGCTAAATTGTTAGCCCATGTTGGTTTTTTAGTTGAAGCATTTGTATAGAATACTCCGTTTAATGAACCTAATAATTGGTCATTGTTATCAGCTACCGTAATGTAACCAGTGTCCGCTGCTGTTACTGGGTCATTTTGGTATATTGCTGATGAACTTGCCGCAATATTATATTCACTTAAACCTTGAGCATCTCTATTCTGTCCAACTTTGCCTATCGGTAATAAACCGAAAGCTGCATTTGGGTTAGCCATAGTTTTTTTCCTTGTTTAAGTTTTTATTTAATCGTTGGTATTACCAAAAAATTACTTTTTGTTCGTACCACCGAAAGTTACACGAGTCTGCCTCTCACTATTGATTGGCATACTTGGGTGCTGATCCTTGTAGACATCGTTGTTAATTGCGTCTTCTCGTTCCTTAGTCCTTTTTGCAAAGTACTCGTCACGAGCTTTAGCGAGTTCTACCGGTATCCTTGCCAGCGCAAGGCCACCATGTCCAATTACACCTGCGTATTTTCCTTCTTGAATCGTTGAGTAAGTTTCACCTGGATATTCATCAGCTCTCACTAATTCAAATCCTGATCTTAACTTATTCGAAACGTTTTTAGAGTCATCCTGACCTAAAATTTCAAGTCGAATCCAACGGTGTTTAAATCCGTCTTTTGGGCGCGGTGCATCCAAACTTGATGGTGGAGTCCAAGTTGTAGGTCTCTTTTCAGTAGCCCTAGTTTGGCTCGCACGTGGGGTCTTCATTTTGTCGTTTTCCATATGCCTATACCTCCTTCGTGATATTTAATTGTTTCGCATATTCTTCCAATGGCACTCCTAATTTTTTGGCGATAGCAACTTGAGAAGGGGTGAGTCTCACAGTTTTGCGACCAGGCTTTGTACTTCGCTTCGCCGAAGCTACTGTTTGTACTGGTTTGGTCGATTCCGTAGTTGCATTCTTATCAAATTTATGGGGAAACTCAAGTCTTATTCTTTTATCAATTTCCGCATAATATTCTTCAGTTTGAGCATCATATCCTTCTTCATCAATAAGGGTCTTATGAATGTCAAAAGCCGTGTAAGTCATAGCTTTATCAGAGCCAAACCACTTGTTTTTAGATGCCCAAGCCTCAGCTTTAGGATCTGCAGTAGTTTGTTGTCTCTCTGGTATTCTAACGTCAGCTATTCTTTTTGGTTCTTCTTTTACAAGATTTTCTGATGCAGATTTTAATTCTTGTAATCTTCCATCCTCATAACCTAATCTTGCTATTTCTTTTTGAACCTCTATTTCAGCACCTACATCATTAGCTTCTCTAGCTACTAGTAACTTAGATTTTGCAGCTTCTAATGCAGATACAATTTTAGCTTCTCTATCTTTAAGTGATACATTTTCTAATGTACTAAACTTTTTAGTTAAAGCTTCTTTTTCTGCTTTAACAGATTGAGCATACGTTAAAGCTTCTTCTCTTTGACGTTCTGCTTCTCTCATTTTTTTAGTTAGTTTAGCAATTCTTCTTTGCACACTTTCACTATAATCTTCTAATTCGTCTTTCTTAACTTCTGTCTTAACCTCCTGTTTCTCGTCGCTCGTATCTAGCTTCTCGGAGCTAGCGGCAAGGGGCTTCTCTTCTTTTTCTACTTCTTTAACATTTGATTCTTTTACTTCAAACTCAGGTTCTGGTTTTGCTGTGTCTTCAAACTCAACATCAACCTCTGGTCCTGAAGTATCTATATCAACTGTCTTTTTGTTTTTATCTTCTGGCATAGTTTCCTCCTATGTTTATATATAGTGAAGTACAGATTCAGGATCAGGAATAGTTCCTAATACTTCATCATCGTTTAATATACGAACTTCACCGCCTTCGATTGGTAATCGTGATCCCGCGTAGCGCGCGAAAATAACCCAATCGCCTTTTTTGCACCATGGGCCTGTCGGATATTTTTCTTTATCGTGATAGGCAAGTGGTCCAATCTTTAAAACGTAACCGCAATTAGTTGCGATTCGTAATCTGTCTAAAGATTCTTGTGATATGATAATTCCACCAGATGTTTTTTCTTTTGGTGTAAATGGTAATACTAATAATCGCCATCCTGATGGTGTTGGCAACTCATCAACTACAGATTTTATATTTTCTGGGTTTAATGGTTCTCTAGTATTCTTTGCTTCTTCTTTATACTTTTCTTCAAGACCTAGGTTTATCTTTGGTACTTCCTTTTCCGAGGTCGATAACGTTTCCTTTTTCATCACTTTGCTCCTTCTTGTTTAGCAGGTTAGAGATTTCCTGAATTACTGTTTGGTAGGCATTAGCCTGTCCTTGCATATACTTGTATTTTTCCATACTGTCAACTGTTCCAGATATCATAGCATCACCAATGTTTTGGTAACTATCTCTGATAAATTTCTGCAGTTTAGTTATAAATGTTACAGCGTCCATAGCTTTCTCCTTTGTTAGTTATATTAACAGTTCCACTTACGTAGAGACTTATTAATTCTTGAATTTGGATCTCTTGCAGTTTTTGCAGAGGTCAATCTTTTTTTCATGCCAGACATTCTAGCACAAAAAGACTTTCTTCTATTAGCAGCTTTTGAACCCTTTTTCAACTTACTGGGTTTAGTTGTTACTGCCATTGATAACTTAGAACCAGGATTTGCAGCTCTATAAGATGCAATACCTTTTCTATTTAATCCACCGGATTCAGATTTACCTTCTTTTCTTTGCCATGCGGGTGTTCCACCTTTAGCAAATTTACGTCTTTCAATACCATGTCCTCTTAAAGAAATATCACCCATTATTGTGTTATATCCATTTCTTCAATCATATCTAGTTCTTCTCTTTCTGCAGGAGTTGCAGTTTTATTATTAACTTTATCAATTAATTCTTGTCTAGACAACCCACTTCCTTGTTTTGGAATATTTTTTATAGTTTTTGGTTTAACTGTTTTCTTTTGTTTTTTTAATCCTTTTATTAAATCAGGTGCTGCAGCAGCTCCGGCAACCATTCCTAAAAATCCTCTTCTTGATAATCCGCCTTTTGCGAATTTTTTTCTAACTATACCTCTGCCTCTTAAAGAAATATCACCCATTAAAAATATTTAGTTACTTTTCTTCTATTAGACATTATTTTTCCACAACCTCTAGCAATACCTTTTTTAACAAGTCCACCTTTTGCATATTTTTCAACTTCACCTGTTTCAAAATCAGTAACAGTTTTTTCAATGTCATCAAATTTTTTAGAAGGTCCTCTTTCACCTTTACCTTCTAATCTTTCAATCATTCTATTATTTGAATCTTCTAAATTATCTAATTCTTTCATGTAATCATCATGTTCTTTATTAATTTGTCTAAGAAGATTTTTTGTTTTACTTTGACTAACTAAATATTTTCCAACTGCTCTTTTTCCTGATGTGCTTCTGTCAGCAGGTTTTACTTCAAGCATTTCTACTTTTCCTTTTTTGCCTGAATAACCCTTGCCGGAAAATATTTTTTTACCTATTTTTTTAAATGGCATTATTTTTTAGCTGTTTTAGCTGAAGCTTTTAATGCTTTATCAGAAACAGTTCCTTTTCCAGGTCTGCTTTTACCTAATCTTTTTGCACGGTTCATGTAATAGTAAAGTCCTTTTTTAGCAACTCTACCATCTTTAGTTACATGTGTATCTTTAACTTGACCACCTTTTGCCATCTTAGATTTTCCAGCTTCTGAAAGAGCAATTGCTATTGCTTGTTTTCTAGATTTTACAACTGGACCTTTTTTACCAGAATGTAGTTTTCCAGATTTAAATTCTCTCATAACTTTAGAGACTTTAGTTTGTCCACCTTCAGCATAACCCGTTCTTGATAATGCTCTTCCAAATCCTCTTTCAGCTATTCCAGTTCCTCTAGCCATTATCTTTTACCTTTCATCATTTTACCTTTTTTCTTCTTTGACATTTTAGCAGTTAACATATCCGCTTTTTTCATTTTACCAGATTTAGTTTCTTTATATCCTTTTGCTTCCATAGCATATTCTTTAGCTTCTTCAGCTTTAGATTCCATGCCTTCATGTTTTTCAGACATATCAACATAGCCACCTTTTTTAAAAACACCTCTTCCTTTTAAAATATCGGCTCTAGTAATTTCACCATCTTTGTTTAAATCTGGAAATGCTCTGCCGCCTTTTGCTAAACCTACTCTAGCAATTCCGTTTCCTCTTTTTTGTATTCCAAGTCCTGCCATTTTATTCTCCTATCCGTTTTCTTGTTCTTTGTTTGATACCGGTTTATTTGCCATAGTGCGCGCCACCGATTCTGCGCTTCTGCCCACAACATAACCTCCAAGACCTATTTGTAATAGTGTCCATACGTCTCCTGGAAGAGTAATAGTTATAGAAGCTTTAAAAAAAAATAATATAACAGGTCCTAATACATAATTCCATATTAGAATAAATATTAATACATACATTAAAAGGGGCCTCCAGCTCGATGCGAACCAGCCAGCTTTTGCTTCAGCCTCAATAATTTTTGCTGCAGCAGTTAATTCTTGTGTATGAGATTGCATCAATTGCGTTTGCAATTGTGCTTTTAATTTTTCTTGTAAATCTTTATCTGGAACTGATTTTTCAATAGTTGAAAAAAGTATTTTAGCTAGCGGGGCAACAGCATTTAATACTGGTAACATGATTTAATACCACTTAGCTGATCTTTTTTTCTCTGGAAGTATGTTTCCTTGGCCTTGAACTACGTCAGTTTGAGTTTCATTTGGTTTTGACATTTCAATATCAACTCCACCAACTAAATATCCATCAGAATTAGTAAATTTAGAATGATTTACTTCTTTAGATTGACCAATTTTTTTATTTTTGTTTTTCATAACCATTTTATACTCCTTTTTTTGTATTTTTAAAACTTATTTTTGATCGTTTTTAAGTTTAGCTGCTAAAATTGTCTTTTCTAGCGAAGTATCTGCTCTTAATTTAGCTAAATCTTCGTTTTGTTTCAGTTTATCGTCTTGAGTAGACTGATTCATCATAGTTTTCATCTTATCAAGGTTTAATCTGTCTTTACCTTCAACTTCTTTTCTGTAATTTTCTTGTGCTCTAAGATCTAATTCTCTAGCTCTTAGCATTGCAATAGGATCATTTGATAATAATGAAGTAATTTGTTGTTCTTCTTTTAAAAATTCTTCCATTGCTTCAGCAATTAACTGTGCTTTTCTAGCTTCAATTTTTTCTCCAAGCATTTTAGCTTGAATTTGCATTTGTTGAAGCATTTGTGGATTCTGTTGTCCCATCTGTTGCATTTGTTGACCCATCATTTGAAGTTGTTGCATTTCATTTCTAAATTCAATTTCTGTTTGTTCTTGTGACATTACAGAAATATGTTCAAAAATATTTTTTTCTAACGCAGCCATTACTGGTGGAGCATTTCTTGCAATGTTAGTTCCCATAAAACTTAAATGAGATGTAATATGTGCTCTATGATCTTGTCCTGGAAATGCTTGGAACGGTTTCCCTGCGAGAGCATCAATGTGTTCTAACGCAGGGTCCTTTGGTTGTGGGGGTTGAGGTTTCATTAAAATTTTATCAATCTCTTTTACACCTAATGCTTCATACATATTTCTATATACTTCATAAGTATTGTGCATTTGTGGAGCAGACATTGCTAACTGTAATTCTGTTTGTGCTAAACTAATTCTTTGTGTTTGTGAAAATATATTTGGATCAGCAACTGGAATGATATCTACTTTATCATCAAAGTCCGCTTGTTTAATTTGTCTTTGTCCACCTACTACATTGTAAGGATATTCTGGAGGTAAATATAAAGCAAAAACATTTGCTAATAATTTAAATTCTTGTTTCATCGATGCATAAATTCTTTTGTGAATTGCTGACATCGTTCTACTTCCTCTTTCCAACAAGGCTACGGTCGTACCCACTGCTGCTTGTTGATTCCCATCCCCTACTTGTAAGTCAGCTATCGAAGCAAAGCGCTGACCTGCTTGAACTACGACCCCCATAAGAGCAAGTAATGTTTGTGAAGGTTCTTTATAAGGCAACGTCATAAATGCATCTCTTAAATTACCACCTGGAGCATCTACATCTCTCCATTCTCCAGGTTGAATAGATTGAGCATCATCTCTAATTCTAATTCCTCTTTGTTTAAATCCAGCTGGTAAATTAGATAATGTTCCTGCATCTAATAATTGTCTTAAAGCTGATGTTGCAGTTCTTGATAATCCACCAATCATTTGAATTAAACCAAAACCATAAAATCCAAATCCAGGTAAAAATTTAAAGTGTACAAAATATTGTTTCTTTTCTTTTTTAACATCTTGAGCATCCCAGTTTCTTCTAATAGATAAAACTTCTCTAGATCCTTCTTCAATAGTTACAATATATGGAAGTTTAATTCCTGTGGGCTCACCAGAAGCATCTTTGTCTTCAAAACCTTCTAAATCTAAATTAATATGGCACTCTAATAAATTATAAACATCTGATTGAAATTCAGTTTTTGTAACACCTTCAAGTTGTCTTTCTTTATCTTTAATATCATTTGTGTCTGTTGATTCGTCAGAAGGAGTTAATTCTATATCTCTATAAAAACCTGCTACTTGTTGTTTTCTTAAATCATTTCCAGAAATTTTAATTACATGAACTATTGCTTCAGCATCTTCTAATGATGTTGCTGAATAAGGAACTACCAAATCTTCTGCAGCCACAAATTTTGATACAGCTCTTCCAACAGTTTCATCGTAATAAACTTTTTTAAATGTAGATCCTGACAATGGTAAATAAAATAACATTTGATCAAACTCAGGTTCATATTCTTTCATGACATCCATAATTTGATAGTTCATAAATTCTTTAACTCGTTCTGCTTGTTGTTCTATCTCTGGTGTAGATGCTCCAATAACTTGAGTTCGCACCGGTCCTTCAGCAGGTAATAATTCTTTATAAGCTAATGCTTGAAATTGTGTAACAGCTTCTGCTAATACTGGATGTGTTGCACCACTTGCTCCTTGAAATGGTTCTGTTCTTTGTTCATATTTAAATCCTAATAAATCTAGACCTTGTGTGTAAGCTTGTTCCCAATCTTGTCTTGAACTTTTATAATCTTGATAATTTTGATATAATTCAGAACCAAGTGTATTAAGTTCTCTTTCATCAATAAATTCTGCAAGGTTAGAATCATGAACTAAAGATGCTTCATTCATCTTTGCTTTAGGGTCAAAATTTATATCAACACTACCATCTTCATTTTCGGTGACTTCAGTTGGACTGGAAGAAACTGTTTCTGTTTCAGATACAACTTGTTCTATCTCCTGTTCAGGAGTTAAAGAACTACCTATATTTGGGATTAGACCCTTTTCTATTTCTGCCATTAATTTTCTCCGATTTTACTGTTCTAACAGTATTATAGTTAATATTCAAGCCTTGTGGGCATGGTCCTCTTTTAGGAGGTACTGTTAATGTTAGTCTTTTAGGTTTAATCATATACAGGTCCATAAGGTGATGTTTCTTCAATAAAGTCTACAGGGGCATCTTCCATTTGATCTCTTCTAGCTTGTTTAACAGGTATAATTTTTCTATTTTCAATTTTTCCTGTTGCAAATCTTTCAGCTGCTTCTACATCTCCATATATAGTATTTTTTCCTGGTATTTTTCTTGTTTCACTCATTTCAATATCTACATCATCTGGTCCATTTGCAAAATATCTTGGTTCTTTTTCAAGAACTTTAAATTCAGCTGGCTCTACTTTTGTACCTGAGTAATATTTAAGTTCCATTGTAGGTCTGTAGTAAAGAGTTACAGGTGTATCTAATCCTTCTTGATTTCTTGGTGAATGAATATCAACTGCAATTCTTCCATCTGGATATTCTCTTAAAATAAATTCTGTATCACCATCTACATGTTTAGTTAATTTTTCTACGCCTTTTGGTAATCCTCCATATCCTTTTGCTTCATGTTTATAAGATGCTTCCATTATTAAATCTTTTTCTTCAAATGGTTTTCCTTTTGTTTTTATTTTTTCAACGAGATCTGGAAACCAAGAATACATTCCTTCTGCTTTTTCAAATTCTATTTTAGATGCAGCTCTTACTGTTTGAGCAGCTTTTTTAGTTCCTTTTATACCTTTTATTATTTCAGGTGCAGCTGCTGCTCCTGCTAATAGTCCTAAAAATCCCCTTCTAGACACACCTCCCTTTTTAAATCCTTCTCTCATACTATCATCAGGAGATTGAATTTCTGGGATTTCAAATGGAATAACTTTACCTCTTGCTTTTTCTATTGCTTGACTTGGAATATACTCTGAAAGACCTCCTTCTTCTAATATTCTTTCAAAAAGTCTTTGTTGTGTTGTTGGTCCTTGAACTTGTTTAAGTTCTGGTCCAAACATTTCTTCTGTTTTTTTAACTTTAGAAGCGGCCCATGCATTTGCAGCATCAAGAAGATTTTTTTGATCTTCTTCTGTATATTCATCTTTACCTAATTTATCTTGTATATTTTTTATTCTTTCATTTACAGAATTTAAATTTCCAAAGTAAATAGAAGCTTGTTCTTCATCAAGTGGATTTGCTAAGTTTTTTTCTAATAATTTTTTTTCTTCAGTTAATTGTCTTAATTCTGGAACTAACTTAAGATTATTTAAAGCTCTTTGAACAGAATCTTTATTTTTTGTTACTTCTAATAATTCTTCATCTACACTTTTACCCCATCCAAACAATCCCGCTGTTGTAGCTCTTTTAGCTCCTTCTATGTCTCCAGTAGCTAAATAAGGAAGTGCAAATATGGCATCTAAAGCAACATCAGCTAATCCAAATACTTTTCCAACAGCTTTTATTGGAGCAGGTACTTTATTAATTAAATTTTTAACTATCCCTATTTCTTTAGAGTATACTTGATTTATTGTTGCTGGATCTAAACCTGAATTAAATTGATTATTTAATAAGTTAATAGCATTTTTTTCTTCGTTTGTTATTTTAAATAATTCAGGGTTTTGTTTTACATTTGTTTCTAAAGCTTTTATAAATTCATCTGCGGATGTTATTGGTTCAAGAGAAGAAGATACATTTAATTTACCATCAATTTCTTTAATGCTTATATCGGATAAATAATTATTATGTCTTTTATTAAAATTATCTTTAAGCTCATTCATTTTTTTGACAATTTTTGCTTTATCTTCTGGATTACTCGTGGCTTCATATTCCCTAGAAAGTCTTGCTATAGGAGCATCAAAAGTTTTATTTTTAGCAACCGTATTAAATCTTTCTCCAGTTGGATTTAATTTAATATATTCTATTTCATCAGCATATCCTGCATCTATAAGATATTTTGGAACTCTATGATCAAGATTTATATTTTCTACAATTCCAAAAGTTTCTTTTGCTCCATCATAATTTCTATAACTAACCTGACGCAAAGCTTTATTTACTAAATTAAATTGTTCTCTATATTTAGGGTCTACTCTATCTTTTAAAAAATTTATATAATTTGAAACGTTTAATCTTGGGGTTTTTATAAAATTTATATCTTCTAAAATATTTTCACCAAGATCTTTTATTAATAATCTTGTTACTGGTCCTGATAATCTTTTATTAATACCTAACTCAGAAAAAGTTTTGCTATTTTCAAATCTTTTTCTTAAATCATATTTTTGACCTTCTGTTATTTTTGTTTTTGGTAAAATATCATTTAATTCATTAAGTACTTTATCTCTAACTGTTGGGTTAAAATTATATAAAGAAGCTTGAAATAAATTTTTCATTTCTGGTGCTCCGTAAGCAAAAGAAGGACCTCCATGTGCTTGATAAACTTTTTGTTTTCCTTCATAAAATAATGGATTTAATTTTGGCATTCCATAAGAAGTAGTTAAAGTTTGTTTTAAGAAAGGGTGATCTTTACCAAGTACTCTTTTAAAACCTTTTTTAAGATCTTCAACATTGTCATAATTTTTAGAATTTTTTATTAACCAATCTTCCCCTTGATCAATCATTTTATTTCTTTGAGTTGTATTACCAATTTTTGTTTGACCAGCTATTGTTGGTTTTAAATCCAGTTCAATAAAGTTTTCTCTTTCATCTATTAAATCTAAAACATCTTCTGCTTTTAACCCTGTTTTATCTACAATGTCTTGGACAAATGTTGGGCCTTTACTTTTATGATTAAAAAAAGAAACATCCCCTTCTGAAAGCATTCCATTTTTATTAAATTCACTTTTAGAAGTTAAATAACTAACATCATCTTTAGCGTAAGATTTTAAAAAAGCATCTGCAATATTATTTATACCTTTATCTAATGATGGTCTAATGTAATTAGGGTTTTTTAATTTTTTACTAATTGCTTTTTTAGCTTTTGCATAATTTTTATCAGATGTTCCAACTCCAATATTTGGATATTTTTCAAAATCAAAATTAACATCAGGATAAGTTTCTTTAACCCAGTTTTGAACATCTCCACCTGTTTTAAATCCAACTCTACCTCCATCAGCAAACTCCTGCACAGCTCCTAGCTGCTCGATGCTAGCAACTTGAGGCTGTTCCCAAGAGAAAGGTTCTTCATCTAGAGTTCGTTTTGTGTCTAAATAAAAAGTTCTTGTTAGATTTTTATTTGTACGCATACGGTATCTTTCCGCTTCTTTATATGAACCGATACTCATTTAAAATCCCATTAAGTAATTTAGTCCACCACTTGCATTTGGTTTTCTATTTATAACTTCAAATTCATCTAATTGATTTAATTCATCAGCTGTTTTTTTAATAATTCCTCTATTATAATCCATTACATAATCATAAGCTTGACGATATAAATCCATTTGTTCTTTATTGGAAAGACTATACTGATCTTCTAAACCAAGTTTCATTTGAGCATAAGAATCTACAATTTGATCTGCTGCAATTTTTGGATCATCATAATTTGGAAATATATTATTAGCAGCTCTAATTATATCTTGATCATATTTTTGTGCAGTTGTAATAGGATTAGTAGGTATTGTAACTTCTCCTGTTTTAGGATTAACAGTTTCCATAGATTTTTTACCTTTAAGTTTTTTATTTGCATTTTTAATTATATCTAAAATTTTTTTACCTCTTCCACCACTTGCAAATTTTGTTCTAATAATTCCACCTTCAGCAAATTCTTCTGGTGGTTTCTTTTTAAATGGAATAACTATTCC